CTAATTTTTCAGAAGCTAAAAGTGTACGAAGCTGATCAGCAAACCCGGATAGCTCTGCTCTTTCTTCCACAGACAGATTACTAATCTCTTCCAATGCCAGCATGTAATTATCTATATTAATTTGATAATGCATTACCTCTTGTTTACGAGCTTCTAACGAAGAGGCAAGTATTTCCTCACGAGTTTGTTGCTTTTCCATACGTTTCCTTATTAATAAGCGTTGTCTAAAACACCAAAAGTTACACCTCTACCAAGACCAGCAACAGCAGTACTGGGATTAGAGTACTTAAAGCCGTAGCCAGTACTCGAAAAAGAATAGACATTAATATAAGGGAGGCTGGACATAGCAAGGGCTATGGCTCCTCCTATTGGCGGCATGTAAGCTACTCCGTTAGCCGCTCCTGCTGCTGCTACTCCTGGATTAGTGTATCTAGTGCCAAATGAAGAACCGGTCCAAGGGTAGGTGGAAACGAATGGAGAGACGGCATGGCCGATGCATATAGAATTTCCTAGCGGAGAAAAGGCAACTCTGTTTGCAGTGCTTGCGGGGAGCGGTGATGGGTTGGTAACCTTACTCCCAAACCCAGAGCTAGACCAAGGATAAGCAGTGACGTACGGACTAATTGCGTGAGAAACTGCTATGGCGTTTCCTGCTGGAGAAAAATCCACACCAGAACCATTACCAGTAGGTAACGTAGCTGGATTAGCGTATTTGGTTCCAAACCCAGAACCCGACCAAGGGTAAACAGAAACAAACGGGGTGGTTGTATGAGCAACTGCTATAGCATCGCCTGATGGTGTAAAAGCTACACCAAAAGCATTTGCGGGAGGTAGTGTAGCTGGATCAGCAAATTTACTTCCAAACCCAGAACCAGACCAAGAGTAAACAGTTATGTAGGGAGAACCTGAATGAGCAACTGCTATGGCATCTCCTGATGGCGAAAATTTCACATCATTGCCAGTACCAGTTGGCAAAGTTCCCGGGTTTGAAAATTTAGTTCCAAATCCTGAAGTAGACCAAGCGTAAGCAGCTATAAATGGCGTAGTAGCATGAGAAACAGCTAGAACATCATTAGCCGGGGAAAACGCCGCAGAATAACCACTGCTTGCGGGAGTTGTCGAGGGATTATTAAACTTGGCTGCAAAACCAAAGTTTGACCAGTTGTACACACTTATAAAGGGTGTAGTGTTATGAGCAACCGCAATATAGTATTTCTTAAGGGCAGGGTCCCCTACTGTGCTCCATGCAAGGGCATTACAACCAGAAGTTGGTAATGGACTCACATCAGAATATTTGGTCCCAAACCCAGAACCCGACCAAGGGTAAATATACACATAGGTTGAGGCACTGGTTCCAACGGCTATAAGGTCTCCTGCTGGGGAAAAGCTGACAGCAAGCCCGTTCCCCACTGGTGTTGTCGCTGGATTAGCATATTTAGTCCCGAAGCCAGATCCAGACCAAGGATAAGCAGCAATGCCTGGAGTGCCAGTGTGAGAAATAGCTATGGTATCTCCTGATGGAGAAAAATCTACATCTCTTCCGCCAAGTCCGGGTAATGACGCTGGATTAGCATACTTAGTTCCAAATCCAGATCCAGACCAAGGGTAAACACTAACGTACGGGGAAGTCGTATGAGCAACTGCTATGTCGTTGCCTGAGGGTGAAAAAGTTACCGCTTGCCCAGCACCGGTAGGTAATGTTGCTGGATTAGAAAACCTAGTTCCAAAACCAGACCCAGACCAAGCATACGCAATTACATATGGAGAAACGTCAGTAGTCAGGGCTACGGCATTTCCTTGCGGAGAAAACTTTACGTCAGTTCCCGTTGAAGTAGGTAACGATGCTGGGTTAGAAAATTTACTACCAAAACCAGAGCTAGACCAAGCATAAGCAGAAATGAATGGACTAACTGCGTGGCCTATGGCTATAGCATTTCCAGATGGTGTAAATGCTGCGCCAGCAGCATTTCCTGTAAATAAGGACGACGGATTAGCGTATTTAGTACCAAAACCAGAGCTAGACCAAGGATAGGCTGTTATGTATGGGGTGTTAGCATGAGAAATTGCTATGGCGTCATACGAAGGGGAAAAGGATACCGTATTGACAGGACCTGCAGGTAATGTAGCTGGCAAAGTGTATCCACCTTGCGTTCCGTTATTCCATGAGTAAGCGAAAAGGTAAGGAAATCCAGTGAAACAACAAGCTAATGCACGTGCTGTATTATCTACTGCAGGCACATTTCCTGCAGTGGCCATTAGCATTCCGGTTATGTCTGCCACGACAATTCCTTACGGAGACTTAATGTCGTAACCAGCAACGAATCCGAACCAAGTAGTTCCCGCATCTCTTGTTGTAAAGACCAATTGATCTTTTCCAGATGCGGTCAATGTTGGTGCTGTTCCTCCAGGCCAATCAACGGATCCAGGCCATGTTATTCCAAAGGCTCCGCCGTTTGTTAGTTCTAAAACAAAGCAACCAAATTTCCCTGTCGAGGGAGGGTTGGAGAAGGTAAAAACACATGCCTGATCCAGGGTGGCAGAAAAGAAATTGGCTACCGATAGATCAAAAGTTTCTGTTGCGCCAGTATTGCCGACAGCAGAACCTTCTACCGCATAGTCTTGGATCAAAGGCCTAACTAATAAATTGTCTCCAAGAGACAATGTTCCAGTAAGCGTTAGGTTTCCAGAAGCGTCTAAGTAAACGCTCTTGCCAGCAGGATATGTGACGAATATCTCTTTGGTGCCGGCACTCCAGTTTACAGCGTTATTGCTATTGCTCGAGGCAAGAATGGTTGTTCTTGCAAGGGTTGTTCCAGAAGAGGTGTATGTGCCTATTCCTACTTCCCAGGAAGTCCCATCTGTAATTGCATAATACGTGGTGTTGCCGTCTCCAATAACGGAGAACGATTGAAATCCAGTGACTGCTCCTGCAAGAGTATAGGTCCCCGTGCTAGTGGTAGTCGTAGTCTCTTTGACACGGTCAGCTAGCACGAGGGCCATTTTTTACTCCTTAGGCGATACGAATAATCGCACCCGTAGCCGTGGCCGCAGGGAAAACGATGGTAAACGTACCAGAGGTGGAGGTCTTGTCAGAACCGAAGTCCAGAACGGCAACCGTGGGATTGCCTGTAGCGGTGTCATTATAAATCAATGCGCCGCGGGCAGTAATGGTTGCAGTCGTAAACGACAGATCAGAAAAGTCCGTGAGAGCCGTGGTGCCAGAAGTCGTAACACCAAGCTTGGTCAGAGTGCCACCACCAGCAGTGTAAGAGCCAGAAGCGCCTACCTCGTTGGTCGTGGTGTAAGCGGTCGTAGCAGCGGTAAAGGTTGCACTGTTGGTATACAGGGCAAGCTTGAAGGTACTACCACCTGTTGAAAAGTTGTGGACAGCCTGAAGGATTTCAGCCTTGAAGGACGTGCACATAAAGTTACCGGTAAAAGCCATTACGTTCTCCTTAGAAGAGTGGCGGCATCGGTATGTCCGCCTTGTAAACAAATCTGGATGCAAGTAGCCCTTTCGGACTGTTTTGCACGGTTTAGGTACTCGACCAGCACCTTACGAAGCTGGTCCTGGAAAAGCCTTGCCTGCTCACGAATAGCGGGCGGCGCAGAGTCAGCAACTGTAATAATGCGAACAGCACAGAGTTCTGCCAGATCTTCCATTGGTAATCCACCAAAATCACTGGTCTTTACCATTGGTGAAAGTAACGAACCGACTTTTAGCTCTAGCATATTACGACCTCACTGGCTCTGGTGGAGAAGTTAAAGCTTTCTCCTGAGCCTCAATGATATCCCGAACTTCGGAATACTTGTACTGCTTAAACGTCCCGTCTTCCATAGAGAAAACGGGCTGATCAGCAAGCCTGTGGTAACCATAAAGCTTCTCATTTGGTGGCACATTCGTGTCCATCAAACCAGAAGATCCGGCGATTCCTACCTCTATCCCGCGCTCAATTGCCTTGGCAAGCAGGAACTCGCAACACGCCCGTCCAGCCTCTGCGAAGTGCACGTTGCCTTTGTAGGAGAAATCGACACCATAGACCATCATTCGTTTCACTTTTGCTGCAATTGCAAAAGCAATGGCGAAGGCTACTGTGTTGTTAATGTACCAAGTGCCCACAGCATTGACCACATCGGCCAATGGGAACTCCACAAGCCCTGGGCAACGCTTATCTAGCTCACAGGTGTAGACAGGGCCAGGATGGCGTTTTAGCACCTCGCGCATGAGGCCTGTTTGCGATCCGGCCTCTTCTCCATCGAGGAATCTGCTGGCAGGATCCAACATGAACATGCGGTCGTGGAAAATCACCCCGCCCATGGCGTTGATCGCCCAAACTTCGTCAATAGGCTGCGAATGTGTCTTCGCGAGGGTAAATTCTAGGTGGCTTTTGCCCATTGCCACGATGGCAACGGTCTTGCCAGATAAATCTGGTACTTGTGGTTTCATTTGGCCTCATTTGGACTGATTGGATTAGCGGCAAGGAGTTCAGTACGGATAAGGCCATCTCTGTACTCATCACGTCTGCGACGTCCCTGTTGTTCAATACCGAGGCCAGACAGCGCCTCTTTGTATGAATTGGTGAAGTATCCAAGCATCTCAATGGGCCCCTTGGTGAAGCTATAGGCCTGCACAAGGCTTCCGTAGAGCAATGCCTCAGGGGCATTAATGCTCAGCCATGTGTTTTGGTTGGTAGAACTTAAGCCTGCTGGCTTGCGTATGTAGCCAAGCTCGACCACATAAGCTTGCGCCGGGGTCGGGGCAATCAAAAAGGTCGTGGCATCCCATACGGAGTAGTACTTAGGAAAGCCGGTATCTGTCTGGTCTTTCCAGTATTCTTTGACATAGGAGACGTCCCTGAATTCCAGGAAAGTCTCTTCGTTTCCATCCTTAACCAGCATATATCGGTGGGTTAGGATGTCGATAGGCATCGTCAAAAACCTGTTGTTAGCAGTCAGATTGCCAAGGGAGTTTTGACGGAAAATCTCGAGATCGATGTCACGGAGAATCTTGTTCTCCGTCATCAAAATAAACGTGTTTATGACCGAGTCAGACAGAACATTGGAGTCTGTCTCCATGTAACGTCGGATGTTTACTACCAGTTCGTCATAGGTCATGTTATCAACACCTTTACGGTTCCCACGCTACCTACGCCCACAATCGGCTTATTCAACGGCGCTGGCATCATTCCGACAGAAGTAAATGCTGTATCCCCCGGAACGGCCAGATAAACGTCCATGGACGCCTTACGATCCGGCCTCGGTTCGTATAAGGATATCGCATCTCCATTGTATTTCAAAGGCTCTAGTTGCGGCTCTTTTGGCTCATAGTCTGCATAGCAGACCTTATAGCCGCGCCAGTTTTTCTTCAGATCCTTGTACGGGAACTGCTGCCCACAGTAATCACAGATTGCGAGGGCGTATTTGCCTGATGCCCAAGAACCCATGTTAGTACTCCAGTTGAGGCACGAACCTTACGCTTGCCGTATCTCGGTCCTCGGCTGCGGCTCTGGCAAAGTCCTCGTCATACAAGGCCTTCAAAGGGGCAGCACGTTCTGGGGCAAATTTCAAAGACAGGTGGTATGCCAAGCCTGATACCAAGCAAGGCAGGAAGCGGAAGTTCACATCTGCCGTGTTGCCGTAAGAACCAGCATCCTGGATACGCACGATGCGGTAGTGCAGGAAAATGTAGTTGGCATTTGGCGCAGGGTAGAAGTACACCCGCGGGGTAGTTGTACGCTCAACGTAAAACTGAGCAGGACGTGCAGTGGTGCTCTTGTCAGGCACGTCCAAGTACTGCGCACGGCTGATGCGGTCAATCACAATGTCCGTGGCAGGTGACTGGGTGTTATCCCTAATCACCGCCTCCAGGACGTTTACCGTTGTGGCAGGAAGATCTATGTACTCTTGCCCAGAGATCAAAGGCGTGGAAAAGCGCTCAATCGTCCACAGGTTCAGGCCTCTGTTGGCCCAATCCAAGAACATGAGATTCAACGACCTACGAGCAGACGAAAGCTGATAACCAGTGGTGACACGCATGCCACACCGCTCATAAGCTTCCTCGACCAATTCATCAATCTGAAGGTCGAAGTCGTAGGTGTTAGAAGTCGTCATTTATGAGCCCTATTTCTTACGCTTTTTTCCCATCGCCATCTTTTTGTGCATATTGACGTACCCACCTTCCGCCATCAAGATGGGACCCGTTGTCTTGCTGGTAGGCTTAATCATGCGATTTTTCGCACCCTTAGATACGCAGCCGCCGCCCTGTGTCGCGGCACCCATTCCACGGCCAGCCATGCTAACAACCCCTCGACGACTTTTTGGCCATGCCACCAGATCGATAACCACGAGCCATTCCGCCACCCATCATCTTTTTAGCAGCAGGCTTTTTAGCCATCGCACGACCCATAGCATCCGAACCAGTCTTCTTCATAGCACGGCCCTTCATGTCGGACATCATGCTTTTGCGAACAGCGCCACCACGACGAAAGGCAGGGGTTTCAGCAGCTTCTGAAGCCTTACCGGACATGCCGGACATATTCCCTTCAGGAGCAGGAGGTGTTGGTGCAGCAGGCGCAGGTATGGAAGATCCGAATTTTTTAACTCTACGACGAAGCATAGATCCCAAACCACCCCCAGCTATCGCCCCCTTGATGGCTCCCTTAAGACCTTTACGACCACCAAGAAGGCCTCCGCCAATAGCTCCCATGGCAGACGTGGTTTTAAGCTCTTTAGGGATAGCTTTTTTGATTTTTTTCAGAAATTTTTTGATAGGCATTTTTCATCTCCTTAACGATTT